AAAATTTTAATATTTTAATAAAAATAAAAAAAAAATAAAAAAAAAAAATAATTTATTTATAAAATGAAATTAAAAAACCATTTAAAAAAAATTAGTGAATTATTTATTTTAAAAAAACAAAAAAAAAAAAAAAAAAAAAATAATTATTCAGAAGCATTTACCCAAATGCATAGAAATAATTTACCCAATACACATAAACCAGTTAAAAATTATCCAGTGGTAGATAACAAAGAGTTAGAAAATACATTAAATAAATATGCCGGTATAAAAAATACTAGTGATAATTATTACAATCCAGGAAATTACGAAACTCTTCAAACATCAGACAATGAGGCAAACAAACAATTTAAAACAATGTCTGGCGAAGATATGAGAATTGGAGAAATAACACACAATAATATGGTTCCTTATTTCGGATCCACCGTGACACAATCAACAACGGGATCAAATGAAGGTCTTTTGGACAAGTATACTGGTACAGGTAGTCAACGTGTTGAAAAACAATCAATTGCTCCTTTATTTAAACCTCAAAAAGATATGAATTGGACTCACGGGATGCCTTCCACAACCCAATTTATGGAAAATCGTATGAAAAGTATTGTGTCGCAGAAAATGAACAATACAAAACCTTTTGAAAGTATTCAAGTTGGACCCGGGTTGAATCAAAAAGGTGGTATCGCTGGCCAGGGTGGATTTAATTCCGGAATGGAAGGGCGAGACGTTTGGCGGCCTAAAAATGTTGATGAATTAAGGACATCAAATAACCCGAAGGTAACATATGGTGGACATACGTTAGGAGCTTATAAGCCTAACAAATCTGGCATAATTGGCAAAATTGAAAAAAATCGCCCAGATACATCTTTTTTCAACGATGAAAGTCGGTGGTTAACAACAACTGGAATTGAGAAAGCTCAAAAAGCACGAGGTACCATTTCTCTTAAACCCGAAAACCGTGCTTATCAGACACGCGAATATTTTGGGAATAGTGCACCAGATGCAAATGGTACCTATTCCACACCAACGATTCAACGTTGTGAAAAACCACAATTCAAACCTTTGAATTTAGGAGTTGCCACCGATAAAGATGGTTGGAATGTCAAAAATAAAGATATGAGAGAAATCCAACAAGAAGGTTACAGACCTTTAGCAAATGCTAGAAACTTAACAAAACAACAAAAAGAATTAGGCCCCGTAAGCGCAGGATTTAAAGCAATGGTTACGCCATTATTAGATATATTGCGACCATCTCGCAAACAAAATGTAATTGGCAATATGAGACCAACTGGTAATGCTAGTGGTAAATATTCTATTTCCAATAATGTAATCTGGAACCCTGCCAATAAAGCCAGAACAACAATTAAAGAACAAACCGGTAAAAATGAATATGTTAAACAGGGTGGTACAAATCGCGATGCGGGTTATATTAATAATAAACAAATACCGGTTGCACAACAACGCGACTCCACAACTGGTTCGTACATTGGTAATAATTCAGCATCGGTTACTAATTCACGCGTTTATAATGCAGAATATAATGCAAGACTTAATCCAAATAAACAAGAACTTTCGCGCGTTGATAGAATTCGCACAGGTAATCAAAAATTATTTACTGGTTCACAATCCGTCTGTAATCTGGCCAATAGAACTACCAATGCAGCAGTTATTCAACCCAATTTTACAAAAAGAACAGCGAATGCAAGTAATGTTGGTGAAATGTCGGGTAGAAATCTTAGAGAAAAGGTGGTGCAATGTGGTCGCAATACTGGTGATATATTAAAAGCATTCAATGATAATCCATATTCAAAATCATTAAGCAGTGTTGCTTAAAATTAAATATACATTTATTTAAATTTAAATAATTAAATATAATTTTATCCATATATGAATAAAATTATTAAAAAAAAAAATAACAAAACAATGAAACTAAATATACATCAAGAACTTTTTAAAAAATTAAATTATTTCATCGATACATTTAAAATACCGCATATTATATTTTATGGCAATTCTGGAACAGGCAAAAAATTTATTTTAAATAAATTAATTTATAAAATTTATAACAACGATAAGGAAGAAATAAAAAAAAATGTTATGTATGTTAATTGTGCGCATAGCAAAGGTATTCGTTTTATAAGAGATGAATTAAAATTTTTCGCCAAAATAAATATACAAAATTACAATGGAAAATATTTCAAAAGTATTATTTTATTTAATGCTGAGAAATTAACGATGGATGCGCAATCAGCTTTGCGAAGATGTATAGAACAATTTAGCCATAATACTAGATTTTTTATAATTGTTGAAAATATTGAAACATTGTTAAAACCAATTTTATCTAGATTTTGCAATATTTATATACCTCCGCCGCGCAACATTGGTGTGAAAAATTTACATATTAAATATTATAAAGAATTTGATGTTCATAATAAAAAACGAATGGTTTGGTTAAAAAATAAAATTAATACAAAAAAAAATACATTTTCATTGGATAATTTAATACAATTTATTGATCAAATATATGATAAAGGTTATTCTGCTTTAGATATTATTGAAATTATTAAAGATTGTCAACACGAAAAAAAATATGATTTTTTATTTTATTTTGATAAAATTAGATTAGAATTTAGAAATGAAAAGGTTTTAATGTTAATTTATTGTTATTATTTTTTTATGCGGAAAAATATAAATTTAGAAAATATATTAACAATGTAAAATGGATGATTATAATGTAAATGTTCTATCAGAGGCAAAAAACGAATATTCTTCGCGATTATTAAACATTTTAACACCATTGGTCATTTTGGGAATTAAATCTATTTACTCTGAAGCTATTAATTTATGTGATGAAAATAACGAAGAGGATAAATATTTAATGACATTTCAAAACTTTTTATCAAGAGTTCCGAAATGGAATGCAAATATCATTAAAGATGAAACAACGAGAATTGTTAGTGAAAGCAACTGTCCATATTTAGAAGATTTGTTAACTTGTGTGCATATAACACAATTAAAAATATTAACCAGTATACGTGTGTCAAATCAACAAAAAAAAATAGATATTGATATTCCCAAATTAACAGAGTTTATTCATAATATATATATTCATTTTGCAAGAAAATTATATTCAAATATATATCTATTTGAAAAGGATATTATGCCTTTAAATTATCAGAAAAATATGAGGGAAGCTGAAATAATATGTCGCGAATGTATTTTAAAAGTTATTAGAGATTCTATGCCAATTGAACAAATTTTACGCGCATATATGGACGAAAGTGTCCACGATGAGGTTGTGGAAGAAACATTGGAAAAACAAGTTACCGAAGATGAAGCCATTGATATGATTGAAGAAGCCAATAAAAACAATGAAAATAGCGAAAAAAATAAAGAAATTGCCGTTAGTAAAGTTGGTACATCTGATAAAGATAATGAAGTTATTGTCGCCGAACCAACTCTATTAACAAATATTGCCAATGATGCTATCAATGAAGTAACTAATTCCATTGAACAAGATAATAAAAATGATATTGTTGCCGCCGTTGCTGCAGCTGCCGTACCTTCTTATGAAACAAAGCCTACTGAAACAAACCCAACAGAAATAAAATTGACCGTTGATGTTAAACCTACCAATGTTGAAACCACACCATCCAGACCAACCACACCGTCTAGATCCACACCATCCAGACCCACCACACCGTCTAGATCCACACCATCCAGACCAACCACACCTGTAAAAGCATTTATAAGTAACGACACAATCCCAATTACAAAAATTAAATCCCCAAATATTTCCTTTGCAGATAATGATCAAGTATTGGATATGGGTACTAATAAAAAATCAACAATTCACGCTCCAAAAACAGATGCACGTTTGGATAAAATAAGTCAAATTGCCAATATGAGAAGAAAAGAAGAGGAAGAAAGCGACGACGACGAAGACTTTGATGACGATGGTCCTTTAAAAATTGGTGGGGAAAATATTACTTTAAATATTACAGATATACAAGATATTTCAAAAGATTTAATGATAAATAAAAATCCTATTTTAGATGATATTGAAATTTTAGCATAAAATTTGCGTATAATTAATAATATTTTACTATTAATTATATAAAATGAATAAAACAATTTTATTAAATGGATTTATCATCAGCTTTTTATTTTTAATTGTGAAATTCATTGAAATGCGTTTTGTTACAAAAAAAAATGTACCTCCTAAAATTTTAGTTCGCGATGCTCTATTGGTTTATGCATCAGTTATCGTCTCACATTACATAATGGCTCAGCTAAATAACAAACAAACGAAAGAATTTGTTGAAGTTTTTACCGACAATCCATCTTTTTAATTTTTTTTTAATACTTTTTTAATACTTAAGAAAAGTATTAAAAAAATTAATAAAAATTTAAGTAAAAATATAAATTTTACACATACACCGGCATTTTATCAATATTAACAATGGGTGATTTTTTCCCTATCTTTTTTCTACTAGATAAAAATTGTTTAAATAAAGGCCTGTCCAATTGTGCTTCCGGTGTATGTTTTTTACATTTCCTTGATATCATTTTATATAATTTGAAATCTGGATATCTTTCATCGCCGTTTGATTTATATAATATATTTTTACCACTATCGTCGTGCACCCATTCATTAATCAGTTTCGCTATTGGATTATTTATCCTTTCATTTAAATCTGGAATAAAATAATCAAATAATGAACAAGCCAACCGAGTCAAATCAAATCCATTATTCGGTTTTAATTCAGGTTTATTCTTATTTTTAAAAACTGTAAAATTATATTGTCCAGCAGCATCTCCCGATTTAAAAAAACTGTCGCTAATTATTTCTTTCCCTTTAAAAGTATAAATAGATCGCCCATAATCTATTATTTTAAATAATTTACCATAGGTAGGGACTTTATAATATTTACCGTTGTAATGGTAATTGAGATACTTTTTTTCAGTTGAATTAAACATTATATTATTCGTATGCAAATCATTGTGTGTGAAATTAAACACTTTTTGATATGTTATTAATATCATCACAATTTGGAACAGACAAGATGACCATTCATTTTTTGATAATTTTAGATCCAAATCTTCAACGCAGTCATCTAATGTTAATTCCATTTTTTCCAAACAAATAATTTGACAAGGAAAATCATATATATATGCATTAATACTATCATTAATACTACTATATTCGGAATCCTCGTCGTCCTCTTCGTCTCCGCTGTCTCCGCTGTCTCCGCTGTCTCCGCTGTCTCCGCTGTCTCCGCTGTCTCCGCTGTCCTCGTCGTCCTCGTCGTCCGTATCAGATATTCGCGACGAACATTCGCTATTTGTTTTATTATCGTTTGCGTTCATTATATTTCTTGAATAATCTACATTTTCATTTAAGGGTATTAAATCATTTAATTGCGTTATTTTATTCAGTTTATTGACATTTTCAACTGTTAATTTTTGAAAAACACTACCAAACATTTCTTTTGGAAATTCTTCAATGTTTATTTTTTTTTCCCCTTGTATATTAATTTTAATGCGATTTTTTCTAGTATCATCTTCCAACATCCCTTCATCTATTACATCCGTCTCAAATAAGACATTTTGATTATCATGGAAATATTCATAATCATATAAATATTCCAAATCGTCTGTTATGTCCACCTGAAACTTTTCTTTAATACCTAAAAAGGATCCATAAAAATCTATACCGTGTGGAAATTTATGATGGTGTAATAATTGACTTGATAAATATGAAAAAAATGAATCGGTATAAGCACAATTATTGCAACATTCCATTTTTTTTAAGACATCTGCATTGGTCTCTAATTTAGGAAGATTCCTAATTATGTTATCCGATAAATCTTTATATTTACCAGCCATAAATTTAGTGACATCCAATAATGGTGAAAATTTAAAGAATGACTTTTTGGATACTTTATTTTTACTATTATCAAATAATGTGACGTTGTATGTATTTTTACTTTCATCGTCACTTTTAATATTATCAATGCAATATTTATGATTTAAATTTATTGCATTGTGATTTTTTTCACTTAATGAGAAAAATCTGGAATAAATTGGGATAAAATTCTTAATGTTTTTTACTTTATTTTCTGTTTTGTCAGATAAATAGCTAAATATTTTGGAATTATCATTCTTTTTATAATAAATATCAAACATTTATGTTTTATTGAATCAATATTATTTTTTATTTTTAACTCATAATTTTTTTTAATTTTTTTTAATTTTTCCAAAATTAAAAAACATCAAAAAAAATTAGGAACATCAAAAAAAATTCGCGTTTTTTAAAATGAATAATTTACTCTTTCTTAAATATACATGAATCTAGAGTTAAAAAAATTTGATATGCGAAAAATTAGTTTTGATCCAAATTCCACACAAGGTCCAGTCATTGTTCTAATTGGAAGACGCGATACAGGCAAAAGTTTTTTAGTTAGAGACTTACTTTATTACCATCAAGATATTCCTATCGGAACTGTCATTTCAGGGACTGAAGCAGGCAATGGTTTCTATGGTAAATTGGTACCAAAATTATTTATTCACGATGAATATAACAGCGCTATTATTGAAAATATATTGAAAAGACAACGAATTGTTTTAAAACAAATTAAAAAGGAGAAAATTGCTTATGGAAAATCCAATATTGACGCACGTGCTTTTGTTATATTGGACGATTGTTTATATGATAATGGTTGGGCACGAGAAAAGGTTATGAGACTGTTGTTTATGAATGGTCGTCATTGGAAAATTATGCTTATCATTACAATGCAATATCCACTTGGTGTACCACCCAATTTACGCACTAATATTGATTATACCTTTATATTAAGAGAACCTTATATTTCTAATCGCAAACGTATTTATGAAAATTATGCCGGTATGTTTACAACATTTGAATCATTTTGCCAAGTTATGGATCAATGCACGGAAAACTACGAGTGTTTAGTAATTGCAAATAATGCAAAATCCAACAAATTAGGTGATCAAATATTTTGGTATAAAGCCTCTGCTCATAATGAATTCAAATTGGGATCTAAAGAATTTTGGGAAATGTCTAAGGATCTCAATTCTGACGACGATGAAGGCGATGATTATGATCCAAAAGTAGGACATAAGGGTCCTAGGATTAATGTGAAGAAGAACAAATGGTAATTTTTTTTAATATTTTTCTTATGGAAAAATATTAAAAAAAATTAAGGTAAAATTTATTTAATTTATATCTAAATTATATATATTAATATGTCAGCATTTCCTCGTAAGCGAAAATCGCAAAATGACGATGACGTAAGTCACGAATCAAAAAAGCAACGACCAAATCCAGTGAATAAAATATTAGAATTAATAGATTCTAAACATATAAAATCTGATAAACCCTTAGATGGCCTGAAACCTACCACTTTTTTTAATACATACCCGACGGGCAATCGCGAAGTTGCTAAACAAAGTTTTCGCAAAGAATGTTTACAAATATTTAGCTCAACTGATTTTTTTGATATGGTAAATAAATTTAAATATATTCAAATTGCGAAGGTTCAAGGGAAATGGGTTTTTGCAGACATTAAGTTGGAGGGCGATTATCTTAAAGAAGGGCGCTGTGCTCCAAATGATTGGATTCACGATAATCTTTGGGAACATTTTTTAGCTACATCAAAGCAATATTTCAATGTTGGTGGCAATTGTGAAAATGGACAAATTTCACATTCAACATTGGAAATGCAAATGTTTGAACCTATTTCACAACGAATAGCGAGAACAGATATAACGATGGACAAGGAAGAAGAAGATGGTGACACCAAAATGGTCGATGTCGAGAAACAAATCGCAACGTCATTTTTATATTCATCTTTTAAAAAATTAGAAACGGATGGGGGAATAGTGGCGGGTGAAAGAAAGGTAAATAGGTCAAATGTAAAAAATTTGTCTTCTCCTGTTTATGGATTTCATCTTAATCATATGTCCGAAAATACAAGAATAGTTTGTATGCCATATGATAATGGATTTGATGAAGAAAGATTGAGGATAGCATTAATTTTAATAGGAAAACCGCCTTTACTCGGAATTACACCGGGTCATTTTTATGATAATAATAGACTTGTTTATACAATGAATTCGCGTAGACCCAAACGTGATACCCAAAAACTCTTGTGGAAAACAGCTTCTGATATTGCAACCACATCAGACGATATGTGGCAAAATTTTAAGAAGGCGAGGGAGAAGACACGACAAATATTTGCCGAATTGAAAATTATAGATGATAGCAATAAATACACAGGTTACGAATGGTACAATATGTATGAGTTATTTACACCGTTAGAACTTGATAAATGGGATAGTAATATATCAATAATGACAACACATTTATCAAGTGCTAAAGATGGAAATGACTCCGTTTTTAGAAGTTGTATTGCAGTTAGAGGGTTTACTAATGGTAATTTTTTCCGTCGTTCAATAATAATACAACCTTTACTTGATATACAAATGGATGATATACAAATGGAGAAAAAACGATATACTGCATTTTTAGATTTAAATGAAACACCTCCAGTCGCATATCCATCAGAACTATCAGTAAAATTTTTAACGGGAAGTCATTCAGCAAATAAAATTGACTGTCAAGATAACATACAGGCCGCTGGAAATCTTGGATTTTTAGAAAATATATTAAAGCGTAATCAATTGAATGGTGAAAACATTGTACAATATTTAATGCCCGACGAAGTCGTAGAAATGTTACGTTTAGTACAAGAAAATAAATATTTATGTATAGCTGGGTTACAAGGTTTATATGCCAAGTCAAAACATTGGGGAGATCTTCTTACATTAGCACAAACATATTATTCGGAAATGATGGGAGACCCGGTTTGTTTTGCATCCAATGATAGAGTTCTTGCTGCTGCCGGATTTGGTTCATCATTGGGTGGGGAACAAAATCATATTTCAAATATAATTACAGTAAAACCGTTTAGTAGCAGTACTGACTATTTAGAAACAATAGTATATATGGTAATGTCGGATAAAAGTAGTATTCAAACGAGCGATCCGATAGTATTTGCTCGTGATAATCTTGCGAAAAAGTTAGAACGATTGGAATACCAACTCGGATCAATACATAGAGAAATTGAAGCAAAAGAAGAAATTAATGCAAAACTGATTGGAATCACATTCTGTAATACACCTTCTTCGTCTTCTTCTTCGTCTTCTTCTTCGTCTTCTTCTTCTTCGTCTTCTTCTTCGTCTTCTTCTTCGTCTTCTTCATCTAATAAACAATTATTATTATTAGAAGGCGAATTATTTAAGAATGACTTGAATATCATATTAACCGTTATATTACTTGATAAAATTAATATCTCTAATTTAACTTTATTAACTGACCCCAACAAATTTGATATAACCCAGGTTTTAGATGAAATTTACCAGAGCTACTGGTCTGGACCACGTACGTCAAAACAATTTAGATTATTCGAAGAATATATCGAGAAGTTTAACGGAGAAATTAAGGATATTCTTTCAAACAGCCGTATGCGTAGTGATCCTCTCCGAAAATTGATGGGATCATTTTTCTCTCAAAAAATAAATGAACATAAAGTCAACATTATGAATCGTTTTTGGGGGCCATATTTTTCTAATGAATTACTACCCAGACTCAGAGATATGTTTCATCAAGAGGGGGAAGAAGGTATGGAAATTACAGCATTAAAAAAAATTATGTCAGACATAATTTTAAAAATTGAAGGAATACATAAGAAGTTGCCCGAAAATGTCAAAAACCTCACTAAACCATCATATATAAAAAATTTTTTAAAAGTAAAATCTTTATATGAAGATTTATTTATTAAAAAATATAATGTCTATGAGGTGGGCGGTGGATCTAAAGGCAGTGAACCTAAAGGCAGTGAACCTAAATGCGCTTCCGGTAAAATTGCCCAGGGTTTGATAGAATTATTTTGTCATACAAATGATGTATTTCAAACAAATTTAGGAAATGAAATTGTGAATTTGAAATTGAATAAAGAAACCAAAGGCAAGAAATTACTGGAGGTGAAAAAAAAATTGACCAAACTGAACAAATCTCTTTATTCCAATAAATCAGAAACAGACAATACACGCCCCTCACTCCAGCCCCAACAGTCAGAGAATTTTTACATACCGAACGCCAGCATCCAAAATTATGATGATGTTGATGGTGATAGTGATGGTGATAGTGATAGTAAGATGTTGTGGACGAGAGGCGGCGGTAATCGTAAGAGAAAAACCAAGAAGCACCGCAAAAAGAAAAAGAAAACCCGATATAAAAAGCTCAGATTGAAAAAGAAGAAGCGCAAAACGAAGCAGAAAAGAAGGCGTAGGAAATATACCCGCTACAAAAAGAAAACAAGGCGTTCTAGAACCTATCATAAAAAACGTCGCCGTAGAAAGAAACGCCGCAATAAGTCCCTCTAATTTTTTTTTATATTTTTGTAAAAATATAAAAAAGTATAATAAATATTTACCTAATTTTTTTTGATGTTTTTGTAAAAAACATCAAAAAAAATTATAAAAACATTATAAAAAAATTATTCGCGCTTACCCTCAGCATTAAATCGTCTTGGTCCCTTATCTCGTTTAGGTATAACAATATTATCACCCTCAAACAATTCCTTTTGAATATCGGCAGATGTAACTTCTTCTTTCAGACCCAATGTTTGTTCAATGGTACTATTCACCCCAACCAAATTTCCATTCTCATCAATATTTTGCGTCAATTTATTACCGGATTCTTTAGCCATTTTAATATTTTCTTTAATCGCCTCTTCTTTAGCTTGTCTCACTCTTTTCTCAAATTCCATCTTAGCATATTCTTCATTTTTCACCTTCTCACTCATTAATTGATTCAATTGTTCTTCCATATACTCAACGCGACCTGTCTTATAAGCTTCGGGTTCCCACGGCATCCACATTCCCACTGGACCAACATAGACATCGTGATTTGGATCCACTTCGCGCAACAATTTACATCTCAATTCAGCCTCGCCCTGTGTTGAATATACTCCACGAATTTTAATACCACGTGTGTTTGTCTGATAATGATTTGCATTTGAGAAATCGGCTTCCAATCTTTCTTCATTTGCATCAACAAAATTCTTATATGCATCTGAAACATAAGAAGAATCAATTTCATCTGCTTCACTTTTCAAAAATTCATTTAAATCTGATGTTAATTCTTCAAATTTCAAACTATATTTATAACTAATAAAATTTAAAAATTGGGTGAATTTCTCAGTTGATTTAGTAAGATCAAAATCTTTCAAAAATTCTTCAAAATAAAAGTGTGTTTTTTGTTTTAAAATATTTTCTGGCGAAACAAAAGAAATGCACGCAAATTTTTGCCCCGAAAGTGGTTTATCTTCTTCTAACAGATCCACGTATGTGGGATTATCTGTTCCGTCTGATTTTTTTTGCCTGATAAAATTATTATTTTGCTCCATTATATAATTATTAATAGAAAATTTATTTAAGTTTTTTTTTAACAAATATTTATTTCATAATTTATTTCTTTATTTTTCTTTATTTTATTTTTTTCTGCTGAAATATTATAATATGTTCCAACGATTAATGAATTCATTGGATTTAGGCGAGTTGATGCGAAGAGCTGTAAAATATATAGTAGAAGGTATCATGGTTGCTATAGCAGCTTATGCAATTCCTAAGAAATCACTTAATATTGATGAAGTTCTTCTTATTGCTCTTACTGCTGCTGCAACATTTTCAATACTTGATACATATGTTCCATCTATGGCTGTGTCTGCGAGATCTGGTGCCGGTTTTGGTATAGGTGCTAATCTCGTTGGATTCCCAAGAATGATGTAAATACTTTAGAAATCTTTAGAAATCTTTAAAAATCTTTAAAAAATCTTTAAAAAATCTTTAAAAAATTATAAATTTAAATACAAATTTATAATTTTTTAGTAAATGAACAAAAAAATAAATAAAAAAAAAGAAAATATTGATAAAAAAAACGATATTAGTTATAAATATATTCCAGTATCAGTATTTGATGTAAAACCTGTTGGAAATAAAGGAATAAGAGGAAAACAAGATCATAATAAAATTTCTAGTCGCACAACATTCAGTCCATTTCCATCCGATATAGCCGAATGGTGTGCTGAATATCATTTAAGAGATGCTTCTGTTATTTTTGATCCTTATGCGGGATGGGGTGAAAGACACCAAGCTATTAAAAAATCAAATAAAACATATATTGGTTATGATATATCGGAAAAAGCCATTGGTTATGCTAAGGAGAAGTATGGCGTTGAAAATATTTTAGCCAATAGTTTAATAGACGAAATTCCAGAACACGATGGTTTGTTAACGTGTCCCCCATATTGGAATTTAGAAAAATATTATTCGGACGATGGTTTGGATAAAATTAAAAAATGGGATATATTTTTGGAAGAATATGAAAAAGTTTGGAAACGCGTTTCAGAAAAAGCTTTACCCGGTGCGACATATTGTATTATGGTTGGAGATTGGCGAAAAAATCATATGTTCTATGATTTTACATACCAAACAGAAAAAATAATGGAAAGATGCGGATTAAAACCATTTGATAAAATCATTCTCTCATATAAAAAAATATCACCTATAAAAATTATGTTACCACAAGTAAAACGTTTGGGATATACTGTTAAAGTGCATCAATATTTGCTTATCTATAAAAAATCAGAAAAATAAAATTTGAAATAAAATTTGAATTAAAAATAAAAATAAAAATAAATTATATAATGGTTAGAACAAGAAGAAGAAAATCGCGTTCAAAAAGAGTCAAAAGACAAACAAAAAGAGTCAAAAGAAGGTCAAAAAGAAGAACAAAAAGAGTCAAAAGGAAACGTAGGAAACGTGGAAGACGGCGTGTTAAACGCGGAGGTGCCTGACAGTATAATAACGAATTATAAGGTATAAAAATAAGTATAAAAATAAGTATAAAATGTTCAAAAAAATTTTGAAAAAATGAAGAAATTTACAATAAACCAATGGGTGAAAATTTCTGATACCATTTAACTTATTTATAATATATAAAATATATATTATGAATTCATCATTTAGACAAGGTATGTTTTTTGGTGCAAATTCTGGTGTTTTAACAACTGCTGGTTTGATAGCGGGTTTAGTACAAACAAACATCGCTAAAAATTATCTAATTGTTAGTATTATGTCATTGGCAATTGCCGATAGTATTTCAGAAGCATACGGTATGTATATTTCCAAAAAAGCTGAAAATATAAAGGATGATTCTAAAAATCCATTATATGCTTTAATTGGATTACTTGTTGTTAAATTTGCAATTGTTATAAGTTTTTTAATACCATTTATATTTTCAAATGATTTAACATATTTTAAAAATCTATATTGGATTATCGGATGGAGTTTATTTTTAATCAGCATCGTTGATTATAATATTTCTTCTATGAGAGAAGAATCCATTATGAGTTATTTAATACCGCATATTGTTGTTTTATTTTCAGTGATTTATTTAACGCAATATTTTGGAAAAATGATTGAAAAACTCAAATAATTATGTGAGACATTTTCTGAAATAATAGCCCCGATAAAACCGATATACAAGAAACATTTTTCAAAAAAATATTTCTTGTATCTTATAAATTGATTTCAATATAGAATAACATATTTATATATTTATAATGTATAATTTACCAATAAATAGGGATAATGTTTTGTGGGCAAAAATAAATGATCAATTTTTAAAAGGAGGGTTTCAATGGTACAATCGCTGCAATCCGGGCAATAATAATTGGTATTATCTTTATTATATTGAAGAAGGTGAAAAAAGATCTGCAAAAAAAGTTTCAAGGTATAAAAAATGGAATAAAGTCACAAATTGGTTGCGCCATATTGAAAAATTTGAAGAAATTCATATACAATATCAACGCGAAATAAATATGGGACAATAATTTTCCCAAAAGTTCCTGTTTTGTCAAACTTTTCCCAAAAGTTCCTGTTTTGTCAAACTTTTACCAAAAGTTCCTGTTTTGTCAAACTTTTCCCAAAAGTTCCTGTTTTGTCAAACTTTTACCAAAAGTTCCTGTTTTGTCAAACTTTTACCAAAAGTTCCTGTTTTGTCAAACTTTTCCCAAAAGTTCCTGTTTTGTCAAACTTTTACCAAAAGTTCCTGTTTTGTCAAACTTTTCCCAAAAGTTCCTGTTTTGTCAAACTTTTCCCAAAAGTTTTTAGATGGTAGGTATAAATTCCCAATTTAATTCATTGCAAATTTTTTTCCAAATAACATCTTGTTCAATTCTTTTAACCGGATCTTTTAACATTGGGAAATATGGTAAAAAAATCTTTTCATCCAATAATTCGCACATTTTATACAATACATAATAATAATTCAAAAAATTCACCCTTGTATCTGGACAATGGCGTGAATATGGTTGTTGGATATCCATAAATAAATTACATAATTTCTCTTCTAACCCAGGTTTCATAACGGGTGGTTTAATTCCCAATTTATCTTTTATAAACGGTATATGCTCATAAAATTTATTATATCCCAATTTTTTTAAAATATCTTTAGCTTTTTTATTTGTCATTTGTTTCAAATTGATTCTTTCTTTTTTAATTTGTTCTTTTATGTCGGTCAATACTTTTTTAGGAATTTGCGTTGTTTCTTTGGCTTGAAATTGCGCAAGTATTTCTCTAAAATGATTAATTCTTTTATAAGCATAAAAACATACTTCTTTGGGGGGCTCTTTATAAGAAGGTTTTTCGTGTTCAATAAGAAAATTACTTTGCCGACTACATTTTTTACAAACCAATACACCTAAATTTTCAATTGGTATTAATTCACCAAAACAATGAACGCATATATCATATTTAATTTTATAATTTTCTAAATCTATATATGTTTTATCAATATTTGTTAAATAAGCATTAACATTTGAATTAAATTCATACCCATCTTTATCGCTATCTTTATTGCTATCTTTATCGCTATCTTTATCGCAATCTTTATTAAAAAAATTATTTAAAATATTTTTTTTATTTGTTGAATTCCCCAAAGATAAATTTTTCTTTTTCTCAAAATAATTAAATATATATTTAGAATTCTTTAATAAATATTCTTTTTCTTTAACTTTTTCTCTTTTTCTCTTAATATTAATTTCTTTAATTTTTTCTTTAATCATTAATTTATCTTCAATATTTTTGGAATTTTTAAATTTAATTTTTAAAATGTCCAATTCTTTATTTAAAATGGGTATTAAAGTTTGTTTGATATTTTGAAATTCCAACATTTTTTCTCTATGTTTTTTATCCAATGTAATTTTAATTTTCCCCTTTTTTTTTATTTTTTTTTTTTTTTTTGGTTTAAAATTGGGCATATATACTTATTAAATAATAATTATTTATACTAAAAAATAAATAAATAATAAAGTAAATATATTGTTTTTAAATATTTTTAAATGATAAATGGATATATCATTGGAAAATATAAATGATGATATTGATATTGTAAAAAAAACAAAAATGATATTGATATACAATGCATTGGAAAAAGGTTGGAAAATAAAAAAAACAAATAATTTATATATTTTTTCAAAAAATCACGAAGGTAAAAAAGAAGTATTTTTAGATAATTATATTAAACGGTTTATCGAGTCAAATTTAAAAATTACTCAATAATTTACCATTACATATATTTAATTTAATTAAATTAAATTAAATATTGAAATATTATTTTCTTTAGGAATATTATAATAATATGGGAGGAGGTCTTATGCAACTAGTCGCTTACGGTGCCCAAGATGTTTATCTTACGGGTAACCCTCAAATCACTTTCTGGAAGGTAACTTACAGACGTCACACCAATTTTGCTATGGAATCTATTGAACAAACTTTTAACGGACAAGCTGACTTCGGTCGCAGAGTCCAATGCACTGTGTCACGAAACGGTGATTTGTGCTACCGCACTTATCTCCAAGTTACACTTCCTCAAATTGGACCAGACGACACCAATAATGTTTATGCTCGTTGGTTGGATAACCCCGGTCATCAGCTCATCTCAATGGTTGAAGTTGAGATTGGAGGTCAGCGCATCGACCGCCAATACGGCGATTGGATGCATATTTGGAATCAGCTTACCCTTACTTCGGAACAAGAAGAAGGTTTTAACAAAATGGTCGGCAATACCACGCAACTTACGTTCCTTACCGATCCAGCATTCGCGGATGTTGCCACCGCTTGCTCGGCAGATGGTGTTCCTCAAGCTGTATGTGCACCAAGAAAGGCACTCCCCGAAACAACTCTTTACATCCCCCTTGAATTTTGGTTCTGCCGCAACCCGGGTCTTGCTCTCCCGTTGATCGCTCTTCAATACCACGAAGTTAAGATTAACATTGAGCTTCGTCCTATGGATGAATGTTTGTGGGCAGTTAACGGTATTGATAACACCGAAAGTGGTAACAAAGGCAAACACAATGCTTCCTACCAAAAATCTCTTGTCGCCGCATCCCTCTACGTTGATTACGTTTTCCTTGATACCGATGAGCGCAGACGTATGGCACAAAACCCCCACGAATACCTTATTGAACAACTTCAATTTACTGGAGATGAATCCATTGGATCATCCAGTAACAAAGTTAAATTGAATTTCAATCACCCGTGTAAGGAAATTATTTGGGTTGTCCAACCTGATAAAAATGTTTCTTATTGCGATTCTTTTGAAGTCAATGAAGCACTTAATATGGCCCTCGGTGCACAACCATTTAACTACACTGACGCAATTGATGCTCTTCCAAACTCAATCCGCGCATTCTCTTCATCTAACCAAGTGCAAGGTGCAAACAACGTCATTAACAAAGAAGGTCTCTTTAACGATGTGACTGCTGGCTCCCAAACTGCTACTACTAATCTTACTGGCCTTTCAGCCGAGAAAGTTCAGGATCTCAGTACTGCCTTCGGTGCGGGTGTTAACAATGGTGTGTCAGATGCGGGTGCCTTTGTTCTTTGCGAAACTTCCCGCAAGCTTCACTGCTGGGGCGAAAACCCAGTTGTCACCGCCAAGCTTCAACTTAACGGCCAAGATCGCTTCTCTGAGCGTGAAGGAACCTACTTCGATCTCGTCCAACCTTTCCAACACCACACCAGACACCCCGATACCGGTATCAATGTCTACTCTTTCGCACTCCGCCCAGAAGAGCACCAGCCTTCCGGAACGTGCAATTTCTCGCGCATTGATAACGCTACTCTCCAACTCGTTGTCTCGGCTGCTGCCATCGGTTCTTCCGCCACAGCCAAGGTCCGTGTCTACGCCACCAACTACAATGTCCTTCGTGTTATGAGTGGTATGGGTGGTCTTGCTTACTCCAATTAAATTTTTATATTATTTTAACTAAAAAAATATAAAAATATTTGCATCAATAAGAACCCATTGAACCCGTATTGAAAAAATCATTTATTGATTTTATTTAAATATATAATTATATTTTTATTTAATTATGAATCATTCCATTTTTTATTGGGGTCAACCTGATATTACAATAAGATTTTGCGAAAAAAAATATATACAATCTGAATGGATTGCTGAATATACAAATACTATTTCAGCAATACCATATATTTTATTTGGATCTTTTTTTTTAGTAACAAAGATAAAGAATATCGGGATATCTATGATATTTTTAGGATTATCAACAATGATTATGCACACCACCTTAAGATATTATGGGCAGTGGTTGGACGAGTGCAGTATGTTAATAATTTCTTATTCTGCTATACAACTTATTCATACAAATTTATCAAATAAAGGATATTATGCCATTATATTTATTTATATATTAACCAAAGAATATTTTATTTTGTTTTTTATAGGATTTGCTTGTATGCAATTATATATTGTATATAAAACATATCAGAAAACATTATATAAATCACAACTTGTATTTATAAAATTGTATATTATTTGTTTTGCAATGGGTTCAATTTGTTGGCTAGTAGATCAGTTTTTATGTGAAAATATTGAAAATATGCCTTTTCACGCTGCGTGGCATATATTATCCGCATTTGGAATGTTTTATGGGTTCGTTGGTTTCCTAATAAAATAATAAATCAATATATATGGAATTATCTGTTACAATTTTAGGATATACAGCAATTGTAATATGGTCAATTAGTAGAATTATACAAATGAAACAAATGTATGGAACAAAAAAAGTGGAAGATATTAATTTTTATTTTTTATTTTTTGATTTGGTTGGATGCTTTCTTTATTTAATATATTCTATTTTAATTGATGATATTATTATAATAATATCTAGTAGTTTGCCTATTTTTTTCAACAGTATACTCTTAAGTTTATGGTGTAGTTATAAAAAGATAACTGATTCTTCAAATAATCAAATTACACCCGATATTTTAGTTTAAATTTTCATATAAACATACAATCAATTCTTCTGTTGTTTTAATATCTATACAACAATCTGTAATACTTTTTCCCCACTCTAATTTATCAGCTTCTCCGTAAATCAACTTTTGTTTTCCTTCAACTAAATTTGATTCCAACATCATTCCAATTATACATTTTGGATTTTTATATAATTCGTTAATTAAATAATGAAATACTTTTGGTTGGTTTGTGTAGTCTTTCTGGCTATTGCCGTGTGAACAATCAACCATTATATTATATTGATTCAATTGGGAAAATAATAACACATTTTTTACCAAATTAATTTCGTAATTTTGATAATTTGTACCACTATTTGATCCTCGCAAAACAATGTGGCAATTTGCATTACCAGTTGTTTTTACTATAGATGCTTGTCCATATTTATCAATGCCATAAAAACAATGTTGGTGTCTCGCAGAAATTATAGCATCAACGGCTATTTTATAATCACCACTGCTCGTATTTTTAAACCCTATGGGAATTGACAACCCAGACACCAATTGACGATGCACTTGACTTTCGGTTGTTCTGGCACCTATCGCGCCCCACGAAATTAATTCGCCAATATATTGGGGCGTGAATGTATCCAATACTTCATAACCACACGGTATTTCATTGTCATTTAAAAAAATCAACAGTTCTCTTGCCATTTTCAACCCTTTATTGATATTAAATGTATTGTTCAAATCTGGGTCATTTATCAATCCTTTCCACCCTATAGTTGTTCTTGGTTTTTCAAAATAAACTCGCATAACAATCAAGATTTTATCTTTTACTTTATCAGAAATTTTCTTTAATTGTAGTCCATATTCTTTTGCAGCTTCTATATTGTGAATGGAACACGGTCCGACAATGATAATTTTACGATTTGACACCCCATTTAAAATGTCAATAATTTCGGTTCGTATTTTTTCTACAAACTCTAAATTTTTTTTTGATATTGGTAAACATTCTTCAATTTCTTTCGGTGTTATTAATTTTGATATACTTTCGACATTTAAATTATTTACTTTTTTTTTATAATGTATTTTATCATCGCGTATTTCATCTTGTATTTTATCATCGGTTATAATATAATTATTTGGCACATATAATGTTTCTACGGACATAATAAACAATATAAAAAATAATTTTTATATTGTTGATAACTGATATTAATTATACTGAGAATAATAAATTCATATTTCTTACCTCAACTTTATCTTCTTCTTTAATAAATAACTTATCAATTAAAGAATCATCCCGCAATCTAATTGAATAATCCATTTGATTGCTTTGTCTCCCCACTCTACCAAATGCCTGTATCATTTTTTCTTGTGTCATATTTAATAAATCTTTCCCCAAGTAACCGTGGCAAAATTGATAATTTGTACCATAAATATAATCGCTAGAGGCAATTATCAAATACAAATTTTGTTCACCCGCTAATTTTTTCATTATTTCCATATATTTTATATAATCTCCTTTAATTTCATTAATGTTTTGTTTCATAAATACACCGATGCCCATTAATAATAATATTTTCCAAGCTTGATTAATATTCAATAACATTATTTCTTCAACGACCGTATCTTCTATGTTGGAACAAAACTCTCTGTCAATTTCTTCTCTATCTGTCCATTTTTTTAAATGATTTTTTGTATTTGGTATGTAAAAGTTCGTTAATTGCACGGCCTCTATTTTACTTTTAATCCTTTTATGTTCTCTTTGAAAACGTTCTAATAATTTATATTCACTACCACCCATCTTATGTGATTTTTCTTGCATTTCTGTTCCCTGTTTATCCTTTCTTTGTTTTTCATTTTCTTCTAATTTAAATAGTTCTTTTCTCCATTTTTCATTTCTTTGTATTACCATTTTTAATCTTTCCATTTCTTGGCTAGGAATTTGGGAAGCGCGTAAATATATACTAGCCAATTTTTTTACATCGGTTGTCAAGAATATGGTTGGTCCATCTCTCAATGTATGAGCATCATCGGTTGTAATTTTAATAACCGATTCATATTTTTTTTTAATAGTTTTTTGAAAATAATTGTAAATTTCTTCATATTTTTTTTTACATTTTTTCAATAAAACTAAATAATACAATTTAATATTAATCACGTTTATTTCATCAATATTTTCAAAATAATTTTCAATAAAATAAGCATCGTTTACCAATTTATTATCTATAATATAAATTATAAATTTTGATATCTCATTCACGTCAAAATAACGCATTATTGTTTTATTTTTTTCCAAATAATTTAAACATTTTTTTAATTCGGGAAAAGATGGATATTGATAATGTGGTAATATTTTGTATCCTTTTGTGGAAATAATTGAAATGGATTTTTGACATTCATAACTTAATATTTCTGTAATTCTACTTTCTGGGAATTTATATTTATAACCCTGTAACATATCTGTTAATTCTTCCATATTGGGCAATGTTGCCGAAGATAAAACTATATTCGGTATAATATTTTCACTCCAATTTTTTTTCAATAAGTCGTGAAATTCGTGCGTTTCATAATCCAATGTAATCGTTGGTTCGTCCCAATACCAAACAATATCTTTCTCGTCGTTAAAAGCGCACATATAATTCATTGCTGATAAATACGATTGAATATCGCTTATTATAAGTTCAACTTTATCACCCACACTATTATCAACTCTAAATATTGCACCTGTTCTATAGTTTTTAGTATAATCTTTTGCTGCATAATAATGTAATCTAATGTCGCTAGCATCATTGCAACCAAACGCAATTGCAATGGGTATTTCCAATGATATGCAAGATTTTGCCAACTGAAGCCCAATATGTTTTGC